GATTCTATCAAAAATGGAAGACATGATTTTATATGTACATATTCAACACAATGTTTTTTGAATAAAGAATCAGATGGTATTCATTTAAAATATATTGTATACATGAGAAGCAATGATGCTGTATTTGGATTCAATAATGATTTGTATTGGCATAATTGGGTGAGAGACCATTTAGCTAAAGATTTAGCACCAACATATGGTTGTATTATATGTGATCCGGTTGAATGGAATGCAGGTTCATTACACGTTTATGAAAGACACTTTAAATTTTTACAATAATTTATTTAAATCAATTTATCATGAGATCTTATCGTTATAAAGTAAACAAAGAAAAACGTACTGTGGTGTGTATTCTCACAGTAGACAAGCCAAGTTGCAAAGGAACGTTTGTCGGTATTGCTAAATGTGAACCACAAGACACTTTTGATGAAGAATATGGGAAACTTCTTGCAAAGAGAAAAGCCATTTTGAAAGAACAAATAGAAGAATTGTTCAACATTGAATGGGATTGGAATTATATTGGATATGAAAAAATTATGAAAGAAGCCGAATATCTCATTAAAAGAAAAACACAACTAAAAGAAAATATTAAAAAATTGAAATCAGAAATCAAAGAAACTTATTAATATGAACATTTTAGAAGAAGCTAACAAAATTGTAAACCAACGTTCTGAAGAAAAAGAACGCCTTTATGGTCCATTCAGTGAAGGCATGAAAAAAGCTGCTGAAATTTTCAATAATTCTTCACGTACTACAAAAATGACACCAGAAGACATGTATCTGGCATTAGTAGCATTAAAATTGTCTCGTGAATCTTACAATCACAAAGAAGACAATTTATTAGATGCTGTCGCATATCTTGGTGGACTCAACAATTACATCAATGAAAATACTATTGATGAAAATGTCTTGACAGGAAGCATGCTCAGGTTTTACAAGACAAAAGATGTCAAATCTCCACAAATAGGTACTGGTGGATCTGCTGGGATTGATTTCTTTGTTCCAAATGATTTTGAAGAGACAGTTGTTATGCCACAAAAAGACATAAAGATAAATCTTGGAATAGTTACAGAATTCAAAGAGGGTTTAGCTTTGATTGCATATAATAAATCAGGCATAGCAACAAAACAAAAATTGATTGTTGGTGCATGCGTTGTTGATTCAGATTATCGTGGAGACATTCATGCTCATATGATTAACACGGGGACAGAACCCGTGACAATAACACCTGGGATGAAAATTGTCCAATTTATCTTGCAACCATATATAAAACCTCAACTTATAGAATTATCTGAAAAACCAGGTGACACTGAACGTGGTGCTGGTGGCTTTGGAAGTACAGGAATATAAAATGAATATACCATATAGAAAATTCATAGAAAAAATAGATGTGTCTGAATGGGATGTTCTATCAGACAAAGGGTTTGTGCCAATAAAAACAATTGGGAAAACTGTCGAATATGATGTGTGGAAAGTAAAGACTGAATCTGGAAAGGAATTGAAATGTGCAGATACACATATTTTGTTTGATACTGAATTTGATGAAATCTTTGCAAAAGACTTGAATAAAGACACACGACCAGATTACATACAGACAGATAATGGACCAGAACTTGTTGTATCTGTTGAAAACACACATGTCAAGAAAAACATGTTTGACTTAGAAGTTGATTCTAAAAATCATAGATATTTTACAAATCATTTTTTAAGTCATAATAGTATTTTTCTTTGCAATGATGCTGTGAATTTTGTATTGTCTGGAAAAAATGTTGTATTCATAACATGTGAGATGTCTGCAAAGAAAGTCATAAAGAGAATGGGTGCAAATATGCTTGACATCAATATAGATAATTATGACAGAGAAAGCATAGACACAGATCTCATTACAAAAAAATTATCAGATGTAAGACAAAAACAGATAACACCTGTTGGAAAATTGTTTGTCAGAGAATATCCAACATCATGCTGCACTACAATTGATGTTGAAAGTTATATCAAGCAAATACAAGAAATACATGGATTCAAAGTTCATGTTGTTGTCATAGACTATATTAATATTATGGCTAATTACAGGAATTCAAGAAGTGATGACATGTATATCAAGATAAAACAGATTTCTGAAGATTTAAGAGCAATTGCGGTTAGACAACAATGTCTTATATTGACAGCAACACAGACTAATAGAAGTGCATTTGACACAAATGATATAACTTTGTCAAATATTGCAGAATCAGCTGGACTTATACATACAGCAGACACAATGTTTGGAATCATACAAGATGCTGACATGCGTGCTGAAAACCTATATCAACTAAAAGTTCTCAAAATACGTGATGGCGAGGGAAAAAATACAAAACTTGAATTAAGAATTGATTATAAGAAAATGAGAATTACGGAAACTGGTCTTATATATAGGGAAGACAGTAATGAGCCAATTGCTCTTGCTGATGCAGTGAGAACATACAAAAATATCAAGTCAAATCCTATTTCAGAAAACGCTAAATTCAATTTAGACAATGAAATAAAAAGTGAAGAGTTATGGTAATAAATGAAGATATAGCAAAAAAGTTCAAAGAATACTTCAACCTTGATTTTGAAAAATATAGAGATGATGGCTATAGTAGTGTGTGCAACAGGGATTGTGTTAATACTATAAAGTTTTATGATTATCTTTTGAGAAAATACAAATTTAAAACATCTATGATAGAATGCATAGAAAAAGAATATGGAAAAGAATGTCGAGAATGGTGGGAAACTACTTTTTGTGGACATGTTCACTAATTTTTGTTATATTAAATTCTAAACATTCAATTAACAATTAAAAATTAAAAATTATGTTTGAAAATCTTCAAAACAGTTTTAACGGACTTTTCGGGAAAGTAGCACCCGGAATGTGTAGACTTACAATGAATGGAAACATTGCGGTCAAATGCAACAAAGGCTACAAAAGTTACAACGTCAGTAAAGGCACTCTTACCAATGTGACAAACTTTTGTTTTAATGTTGGTGATGAGATGTTCTTTGTGATTCCTACGAACAAAGCAGAAGTTGGTGACATCCTTCTCATCAATGGTGAGCCTAAATGCGTTATTGAAGCCAAAAAGAATGACATTACTGTCATTGACTACAACAACTCTGAAATCAAGCATGTTGTTCCTGAGCGCCACATTTTCATGGGCAGTGTCTATTTCTACGGAAAAATCGTTTCCATGTTCGGCAACTCTTTCAAGAAAGGCAAAGGTCTTGGCAACATCATGAAGATGATGATGTTCTCCCAGATGATGGGCAACAATGGTGACAAAAGCGGTCTTGGCCAAATGATGGCAATGTCAATGATGATGGGTGGTGAAATGACTAATCCATTTGAAGGCTTGTTCGATTTCAATCTTGATGAATCTGAAGATGAGGAAATCTTTGATGAAAATGATGAAACCGAAGAAGAGGAAGAAGAAGTTCCAGTAAAGAAAACTAAAAAATCAAGAAAGGAGTAAACTATGGGAAGTGGTTCATGGACAACAGCATCATATTCAGCATATAACTCTTCTGCTGGCAAATCATATGATGTGACAACAAATAGAGTTATCAATCAAGTATTTACCCAACATAAAATGGATGATTCATTGAATCCAAGACTTTTTTCTATTCGTGAATGTGTGAATTCTGATGAACATCCAAATACTATTCCAATCATTCTTGCGTTAGATGTCACTGGTTCTATGGGACGTTCTTGCAAAGAAACCGCAGAAGCACTTGGTGTCATTATGGAATCTTTGTATGAAAAACATAAAGACATTGAGTTTTGTGTCATGGGAATTGGAGATCTTGCGTATGATAGTGCTCCTATTCAAATGTCACAATTTGAATCTGATGTGAGAATTGCAGAAGCACTTGACAAGATTTATATGGAACGTGGAGGAGGTGGAAATGCTTATGAGAGTTACACCGCCGCATGGTGGATGGGACTCAACAGAACTTCCCTTGACAGGATCAACAAGCAGGGAAAGAAAGGCATTATCATTACAATGGGTGATGAACCTTTGAATCCATATCTTCCAGCCGATAAACTGAATTATGCAGTGAATGGAAAAGCACAAGCTGATATCAACACAGAAGCACTTTATGAAGAAGCGTCTCAAAAGTTTGATATTTTCCACATTGCAATTGACGACGTTGATAATTGCTATCAAGATTATAAGGACAGAATTCATTCATCTTTTGGCGCACTTCTTGGACA